GTCTTGATGCTAATACCACAGGTACTCAAAATGTTGGTGTGGGTAGAGATGCTTTATCTGCCAATACAACTGGTGGTTCTAATACTGCTGTAGGATATGTAGCACTACAAGCAAATACAACAGCAGGTGGCAACACAGCATTTGGTATGGGGGCATTAAGATTTAACACTACTGGTGATTCAAACACAGCAGTAGGTTTTGAAGCTGTAGAAAAATGTACTACTGGTATTCATAATACGGGTATGGGGTATAGAGCAAATTTCACAGCAACTACAGGTAGTTATAATGTTTCTTTAGGTAATTTTACTAACGATGCAATAACTTCAGGTAATGAAAATGTATCAGTTGGATATGGTGCTGGTAGTGCTATTACTACTGGAGGAGATAATATTTCTATAGGTAATAATGCTAGTAATGTTACAACAGGAAGTTTTAATACCATAATTGGTGGTGATACATTAAGTAATGATGGTACTACTAATAATGTTAATATTTTAGGTTTTGGAGTTGTAGGAGAAACAGGTTACACAACTCTTGGTCTTACTGGTTCAGATATAAGAGCTCAACATGGTGTAGCATCTTGGGCAACTGTTTCAGATGAAAGAGTTAAAAAAGATATTAAAGATTCTACAGCAGGATTAAGTTTTATAAATGATTTAAGACCTAGAACTTTTAAGTATAAAAACAAAGGTGATTTACCAGAAGAGTTTAGTGGCTATGAAAAAGACTCAACAGAACCTTATAAATTTGCCACTACTAATCATGGTTTTATAGCACAAGAAGTAAAAGAAGCTATAGATAATCACCCTGAAATTGTTGATGGATTTAAAATGTGGAGTGTAATGGAAAGTGGACAACAAGAAGTTGCAGAAACTGCTCTTATACCTATGTTAGTAAAATCAATACAAGAACTTTCTGCACAAGTAGAAGAATTAAAAGCTAAATTAAACGAAGGAGAATAATATGGCAGCACAAACAGTTACAGAATGTCTTAACATAGCTATGGACAGCGTTAATTTGATTAATGGTGTAAAAGCT